AGTTAATGGCAAAATACGCAACAGGAAAATATTCACAATCTATATCTGACAGATCAGGTCAAGCATTTCCATATAATGAAATGTTAAAAGAGTGGAACGGGTCTTGGGTTCATATATCCGAGTATGAGCCAAAGCATCCACAAATTAGAAGAAAGCACACAACCTCTGATGCTATTGCATTAAGAGATGTTAGACCTCAAAAGTTTCAACAACCAATAGATAGAAATGGTGTTTATGCTGATTCAGGAGGTGCCGTTGTGGGTGTTGCAAATTTAACTCTTCCAGGTGAGTTTGCTTTTTCAGCTACAGGTATGCAACCTGACAATGGAGCAGAGCAAAACAGAAGAAGACAAATTTTAATGCAATTAAATAGTGTAACAGTGGTAATATCATAATGGCTATTTCGTATTCCAATTTTTTAACTCAAGTCAGAAACTACACTGAAGTAGATAGTAATGTTTTATCAGATACGATCCTAGATCAATTTATAAGAAATACAGAATTAGATATCGCAGGCAAGGTCGATTATGATGATATTAGAAAATATGCTACATCTAATTTTACATCAGGCAACAGAGCAGTAAGCATGCCTAATGATTGTATTGTAATAAGATCAGTACAAAGTATTAATGGTTCAACAAGAACTTTTTTAGAAAAAAGAGACACTAGTTTTATATCGGAATATAATAGTTCAGGTGCAACAGGGGAGCCTAAATATTGGGCAAATTGGAATGAAGAAAACATCATTGTAGCCCCTACACCAGATTCAACATATACAATACAAGTAAATTATATAAAAGATCCACCACATTTTACTTCTACTAATCAAACTTATTTAGCAGTAAATCAAGAACAACTTTTATTATACGGAGTATTAGTAGAGGCTTATGGGTTTTTAAAAGGACCTCAAGATCTTTACACACAATATAAAGCAAGGTATGATGAAAGCATACAAGCTTTTGCTATTCAACAAATGGGTAGAAGAAGACGTGCTGAATACGATGATGGCGTGCCTAGAGTTAAAGTGGCATCACCATCACCATAACAATTTTATAAGGAGACATTAAAATGGCAATAACAACAAACGCAATAGCTAGTTCTTTTAAAAAAGAATTACTAGAAGGTAAACACGATTTTACTGCTTCAACAGGAAGTAAGTTTAAATTGGCGATGTACAATTCAACTGCGGTGTTAGGTAAATCTACAACATCTTACACAACAGGTGCAGAAGTAACTTCGCCAGCAGGTTATACTGCAGGTGGTAAAGCACTAGTTAACACTGGTACTTCAGTTTCATCAAGTGTAGCAATAACAACATTTGGTAATTTATCATTTACTAACGTAACATTAACTGCAAGAGGTGCATTAATTTACAATACATCAAACTCTAACTCAGCTGTTGCTGTATTAGATTTCGTTTCTGATAAAACTGCGACTGCTGGAACATTTACAATTCAGTTCCCAGCTTACACAACGAGTGCAGCTATATTGAGAATATCTTAAACTAAAAGGAGGTGCCTGCTATGGCAAACATTATTAATTTGTTTTACATAGCGGGTCTTCCGTTTGACCTAGGAGCGTTCTATGGCTAGTACATGGAATACTGGTTTTTGGGGTCAGAATAACTATGGTGATCAATCAAACGTCACTGAACAACCAACAGGTTTTTCTTTATCATCAACATTAGGTTCTATTTCTATTACAGCCGAAGTTAACGAAGGTTGGGGTAGATTAACTTGGGGTGAAAACGCTTGGGGTGTAGGTGGAGATGTTATACTTCAAGGTCAACAACTAACTTCATCAATTAATTCAGTTACACCACAGGCAGGAGCTAGTGCACAACCAACAGGAATAAGTGCATCATTCTCATTACCTGGCACAGTTACATTTGATATTGGTGCAACAGTATTACTATCAACAAATTTAGCCACATCAACTACAGGATCTCCAACTATTTTAGGAGATGCTAATTTATCTGTAACAGGTTCTTCTGCAACTACAGACATAGGTTCAGTAACAGTAGACGCTAGAATTGAAACAGGTTGGGGACGAGGTACTTGGGGTAACAGAGCTTGGGGAGATGCTTATTCCGTTATAGCTCAAGGACAAGAATTAACTTCAGCACAAGGTACGGTAGTACCAAGAACAGACGTATCTGTTACAGCTGCTTCTCAACAATTACTAACAATTACTCAAGGTATATCATCAATACAAATTGATGCAAATTTATTTGTATTTGTAGGTGAACCTGGATTATCTTCTAACCAAGGAACTACAACCGAAATAGGAACAGCTAATTTAACTTTAACAGGAATACCTGCAACACTTTCTCAAGGAACAACTGTTGGTGGCACAATTCAAGAAGTACCTGTAACAGGCATATCAGCTTCATTAACTTTAGGCACTATTAGCTTAGTACAATCTACTAATGAACCTGTAACAGGTCAAGCTATGACTTTAGGCCTTGGTACACCTGCAGAAATACCACAACAAATAGTAGGGGTTACAGGACAACAATTAACAAGCGGAATTGGCTCAGTAACTATTACGGGTGCGGCTAATATTAGTTTAACAGGCATAGCATTGACATCTAATATTGGTTCGCTTAACATTACGGCATGGGCAGAGATTGATTTAGGTGTAAACAATGTTTGGACCGAGGTTGATCTAGCCGCATAACAATGGTAAAATAAAAACATATGGCATCATCATACTCTACAGATCTAAAACTAGAACTCATGGTTACTGGCGAAAACGCTGGTACATGGGGAGATAAAACAAATACAAATTTAAATTTAATTCAACAAGGTATTGCAGGATATCAAGAAATAGACGTAGCATCAGCAGATGTTACTTTAGATATGACCGATGCAACAATTTCAAATGCTAGAAATATGACATTAAAATTTACTGGAACGCTTGCAGCTAATAGAACAGTAAACTTTCCAACAGGTATTGAAAAGTTTTTTAATGTTATTGATGGAACTGATCATGCAGGATTTACTTTAACTTTTAAAGTAACTTCACAAACAGGATTTTTATTGTGTGAAGGACATTCTTATATTTGTCACGCAAACGGAACAGACATTGTAAAAGATTTAGAATTTAAAAAATGGAGAGCAATTTCTGGAGCAGAAACAGTACAACCAGGAGCACAAATTTTAGCAAATACAAATGGCGGTGCTTTTACTTTAACTTTACCAGCTTCTCCAGCTACAGGTGATGAAGTTTCTGTAGTGGATCAAGGATATGATTTTAATACAAACGCATTAACTATGGGTAGAAATGGTTCTAATATTGCAAATGCAGCAGCAGATTTAGTTATCAATACACAAGGTGCTGGTTTCACATTAGTTTATTCTGGTGATGCAACAACTGGTTGGACTTATAAGGAGAAATAATAAATGGCAAATTACGAAGCAACTAGATATGATTTTGATGGAGCAAACCTTTCAGGTATTGAAGGTATTCCAACAGCTACGATTGTACCGTGGTCAACAGCAAGCGTACCAACAGGATTTTTAGAATGTAATGGATCAGCTGTATCAAGAAGTACTTATGCAACTTTATTTGGAATTATTGGAACTACTTATGGATCTGGAGATGGTTCAACAACTTTCAATGTTCCTGATTTACAAGATAACGTTGCTATAGGTAAATCAAATACAAAAACTGTTGGTTCAACAGGTGGAGCAAATACAGTAGCACCAACTGGAAATATTTCTGGTTCAACAGGATCTCACACTTTAACAAGTTGCGAAATACCTTCGCACTCACATCAACTTTCACCGTTTGGAACATATACAAACTGTGGTGGTGCTGGTTTTGGAAAAAGTTGTTCTAGAATTGTAGGAGGCTCACCTCCTGGAAATACAACTTCAACAGGCGGTGGGGGAACCCATTCACATACTTTATCAGCTAACTTTGTTGGTTCAGCGAATTCAGTTATTCAACCTTATTTAACAGTAATGTACATCATTAAAACATAGGAGATATTATGCATTTAACAGTTATACCATCAGATAAGTCAATTTATTTAGAAACATCAGATAAAACTTGGCCACAAAGACGTTGTCATACAATTGATGATTCAAATTTTTGGTCTTCAATTGACCCTAATATTCACGCAATTCAATATCACACAGATGGAGCTAAACACAAAGAATTAAAGAATCCAAAAGAAATAGTTACAATATCTAATGAAAGTGAAGTTCAAATTTTTATTGATAAATTTAATTCAGCTGAAACTGTATATCAGTCTCAAATAGTTTGGGACAATGATAATGTTGCAGATGAAACTATAGAAGAAAAAATCACAAGGTTAGGTCCTAGACCCTAGTGTTCTGGATAATTAAAACGTAAGTATTAGATAAAACATCCTTTTTTAATAAAAACAGTTAAAGTAGTTCTCCATATTTTTTCATCAACTAAAGGGGAATGAAATAAACTAGAGTCAAATAAAACAGCTCTGTTTTCTTTAAAACCAATATGGATATCTAAATTATTATTAGTATAAATACCTAAACCGTGATTTAATTTTGTTTGGCCTTCTATTTGTAAATAAAGATTCATTACACCTAATCTTGTATCTACATGTGGGTTATATTTTGTTAGTTTTCTTTTATCTATTCCACATTCACTAACTTCTATTATTTTATATTTAAAATGTTTTAAACAGTATTTTGATAAACATTCACCTAATTCACTTTTAATTGAAAAATTAAATCTTAATCCATAAGTATTTTTATCTGTTTTTTCTTCGGTGCCTTCAAAATATTGAGGAAAGTATTTTATTTTTGATTTAGAAAATATTTTTAAATCTTCAAAATCTTTTTTATCTAAAAAATTATTTTTTATAAATATCATCTTTATAACTAATCCAAGAAGTAAGTATATATTTTTCCCCAGACAAAGGAGGGTTGCCTCTATGTGCATATGGAAAACCAGCGGGCCAAATGGCTATTCTACCTTTTACAGGTTTAACTCTTTGTGATTGATATAAAAATTCAGTTTCACCACCTTCTTCAACATCATTTAAATAAATTGAATATACTAAAACTCTTTTTATTTGTTCTCTAGAACAACTATGTTCGATATGCCATACGTGATAACCTTGTGAAGGTAAGGTTTTTTGAATTTTGACATAGTCAGTGAAAATGTTTTCTCCAACGTATTTTTTAATATTTGTTTCAGTATAATAATGTCTTAAAGCAATATCAAAGTTTGACATTAAAAATTTTAATTTATTAACGTTAAACTCTTCATCAGTTAAAATTTCTGGAGTACAAAAAAGTTGTTTATCATTTTTAAAGTCTTGGGTTATGTTTTCTGAAGTAAATCTAGTAAATACTTTATTAAACTCTTGATATTTTTTAAATAGTTCTATGGCTTCGTCACACGCTTGGTCTGGAATATAACCATCGTAGACACCTATAAAATCTTTGATACTATGTTTTCTATCTTGCATTTTAATTTTCTAAGTTAACCATACCACAATACTATATCTTGTCCCAGATGTAACAGGTAAGATTGCGTGAGGAAATAAGAAAGTGCTTGGAAAAAATACAATTGTTCCTTCATTCATATTTATTTTTTTTATTTCTTTTAGTTTAGTTTTACGCCACACACGAGGATCATAGAAAACTAATTCACCTCCAGTATAATCTTTATTTAAATTTACTATAATACTAATTGTTCTTGGACTTCTTTGATCGTGGTCTGTATGTGCAGTATAATGTTGGCCTTGATTATATTTTAATATATCAACTTGATTAACAACACGAGGATATAAAAATCCAAATTTACTTTGGTATAAAGTAAAAGCCCTATTAATTTCTTTTTGAATTAAATCGAAATAAGATTCATCTTCTGAATTGTTTTTTTCTAAAGTATGACCAAAGACATCTCTAATCTTTTCATCTTTACCTTCTTTTGAAGAACCGTGTACTTTTAATTTTTCAATGGCTTTTGAATCAATAAAGGTTAAAAGTTTTTTTCTTAAGTCTTCAGAAAAAAATTTTTCTACAACAACTATAGATTCTTCTATATGCATTATTAAGTATTAATTTCTTCTTCTTTAATTGCCTGTACATTAAAATGTATAAATCTAAATGGTTCAACACCAGGATCTAAACTATATTGATGTGTTAAATACGAATTAAAAAATACAAAGGTTCCTGGAATAACAGGATACTCAAACCTATTATATGCGTACTTTACTATTTCTTTTTTTAAAGGAAGTTCAGTAATCCATTTACCTGGTCTAGGGTCGTGAAATACTGGACGAGATGTTTTTTTAGAACATTTTAAAAAATAAAAACCTGAGATGTGGCTACTTTCGTGAACGTGTGGCCAATGCTCCCCGCCACCAGCTTTTGGAAATTCTTGAACCCATAGATCTTTGAAAGTTAATCTATGACCAGTTAAATCATACCCTTGTTCAGTCAAAATTGTATATGAAGTATCTTTAATAAAAGTTTTAAATTCTTTTAATTCAGGATCATTTGCCATGTACTGAGAATGATTTACCATTCCAAAATCCTTAAGATCAGTACCTATTAATTTATTCCTTTCTTCTATTAAAGGCATATTAATTTTTTTTGATTCTTCTAAATATTTATCACTAATTTTATTTAAGTGGTTTAGATAAACAGGCATGATTAAACTATAGACTGGAGAAACAAATAAATTATCTACTTTTAGAGGTAATTGAAAGGGCATGTATTTCTTTTTTTAAAATATTTAATACTATATTATTGGCTTTTATTCAATAGTTGTACAGTTATGGCATTAAAAAAATTAGGATTTAAACCAGGTTTCAATAAACAAACAACAGCATCAGAAGCAGAAGGTGAATGGATTGATGGTGATAACGTAAGATTTAGATATGAAACATTAGAAAAGATAGGTGGTTGAGAGCAGTTAGGTGAGTTTAAGTTTCATCTTAAGTTTGCTATAATACCGATATGCCATTAACAAAAGTACAGATAAGACCAGGATTTAACAAACAAGCTACGGAATCTGAGGCCATGGGTCAATGGTTCGATGGTGACTTTGTAAGATTCAGATATGGACAACCTGAGAAAATAGGGGGTTGGACATCTTTGGTATCAGGTAGCTATGCATCTATTATTGGTTCAGCTAGAGATCAACACGTATGGTCAGATTTAGATGGTCGTAAATACTCAGCTATTGGTACTGATAAGTTATTAGTTATTTATTATGAAGGTGGCTTTTATGACATTACACCTTTACAAACAGACAACTACTCTACTGGATCAAACATAACAACGACCAACGGATCAACAACAGTAACCATTACAACGACAAGTAACCACAATGTATTAGTAGGGGATATAGTTACTTTTGCAAACGCAGGTTCTTTTACTTCACCTGATACAGATTA